GACCGCAACCGGTACCACCAGGGAGAATGTTTCCGGAAGTGGGGGAGCTTCACCGGTTCCTCCCACCCCGTTACCACTGGTACCATCGTTGCCCTGGCGAAGGATCAGGGCTGGGTACCGGAACGGAAAGATTCAGGACCAGGATATGAATTGGAATGGGATGCAATCATCGGGGGTCGGGAAGACCTGGTCGTGATCGATAAGCACTGGGTCGAAGGGCAGGAAGTAGTTGAACCTCCTGATTCATGGAACCCGGTAGAGCATTTGACCAAATATTTAGAAACCCTTTTTGAGGCCTCAGAGAACGTGGGCTATGTCTGTGACAGCTGGCTTAAAGATGACAAATACCTGCCTACAAAGGGTAATTGGGACCGTACAGCCGGGGAACTTATCCAACAACTGAACCAGTGCAAGGGAGACATCGGCAGTGTCCTGGGTGATTACAAGGAAGAGGTTGGCGCCTGGATCCGTTTTAACCCGCTCGACGGCCAAGGTGTAAAGGATGCCAATGTAACTGATTACCGTTTCGCTCTGGTGGAGTCTGACGGGTTGGAGATCGATAAGCAAAACGCTATCATCCGGGAACTGGAGCTGCCAGTGGCCTGCCTTGTCCACTCTGGTAAAAAAAGTCTTCATGCAATAGTCAGGATCGAAGCCGGCAATTATGATGAATACCGCAAGCGCGTAGATTACCTCTATGACGTTTTGAAACGCAACGGGCTCAAGGTGGATACCCAGAACCGGAACCCTTCCAGGCTCTCCAGGATGCCCGGGGTGATGCGGAACGGCCATAAACAATTCCTGGTTGATACCAACATAGGCAAAGAATCCTGGAGTGAGTGGAAAGACTGGATTGAGGCGGTTAATGACGATCTACCAGAGCCAGAGTCCATGGCCAGCGTATGGGACAACCTCCCGGAGCTGAGCCCACCTCTGATACATGACGTACTCCGACAGGGCCATAAAATGTTGCTGGCCGGGCCAAGTAAAGCCGGGAAATCGTTTGCCCTCATAGAGCTTTGCTGCGCCATAGCTGAGGGCCGTAAGTGGTTCGACTGGCAGTGTGCCCAAGGCAAGATCATGTATGTAAATTTGGAGCTCGACCGGGCCAGTTGCCTCCATAGATTCAAGGATGTTTATCAGTCTCTAAACTGGCAGCCCCACAACCTGAATAACATTGATATCTGGAATCTCCGAGGTAAGGCGATACCAATGGACAAGTTGGCGCCAAAGCTTATCCGGAGAGCCCAGAAGAAGAACTATATAGCCATTATTATTGATCCCATTTATAAGGTCATCACCGGCGACGAAAACAGCGCGGACCAGATGGCCAGCTTTTGTAACCAGTTTGACCGGGTATGTACGGAGCTGGGCGCAGCGGTTATATATTGCCACCATCATTCAAAGGGTACCCAGGGACAAAAAAGATCGATGGACCGGGCTTCCGGATCGGGAGTGTTCGCCCGGGATCCGGACGTACTCCTGGACCTTATTGAGTTAGATCTCACTGAGGATTTAATCAAGCAGCAGGAAAATAATGCGGTCTGCAGAGTTTGTCAGACCTGGTTAATCAAGCATGTAAAGGACTGGGATAAGGAAGTCAGTCAGGATGCTCTGTGTAGCGAAAAGGAACTGCTGCCGGCGTGTGACAAACTGCTGGGGCCTCAGTTATACCAGGATATGCTTAAGGACGTTTATGCAGCCAGGCAAGCAGTACAGCAGCGGACAGCCTGGAGGATTGATGGCACCCTTCGGGAATTCCCCAAATTCAAACCGGTGGACCTGTGGTTCGATTACCCGACACATTCAGTGGACCATGTTGGGGTACTAAAGGATCAGGAAGCCGAGGGGGACAAGCCACCATGGCAACGGGCCATGGAGAAGCGAAAACCTAAGGAGAAAAAGCAAAAAGACATTAAAATTTCAACCGAAAATGCTTACGATAATTGCTCTTTTGATGGAGAAGTTACCCTTAAAAACATGGCTGAATATTTAACATTAACGGAAAAAGCTGTAAGAAACAGACTAATTCAGTTGGGTAATTACGACATAAAAAACGGCACGGTAAAAAGGAAGTGAACAGAAAAACTTCCCACTTCCTTATAGGGAATTCGGGAAGGAAGTAAACATAAATTACGTTAACTTCCCTTTTTTATAAAATCGGGAAGTTGGGAAGTAAAAATACATGTTTTACGTTGACTTCTTCCGAGGGAAGTTGGGAAGTAAAAATACACTTACTAAAGTAAGTGACACTTCCTTCCCTCTTGCGAGGGTCACGGGGAAAGTAGTCGTGCGTCAAGCTCACGCACGACGACTCCTTCCCTGATCCGTGACTAATAAAAAATAATTATTAAAAAAAGGAGTGGATAAAAATGGAAGATAAATACTGCCCAATTATTAAAGATAAATGCATTAAAGAACAATGTGTGTTGTATGTTCAGCACCAAGAATTATGTGCAATTATGTTGGCTACTGAAGACTTAAGATTTATTGCTGAACACCTTGAAGAAAGCTAAAGGAGGTAATAAATTATGGAAAATGCAAGTAAGCTGATCCAGGTTAAAGAATTTAATGGCAAGTATTTCATCAACGAAGCATATCGGCCGATCGCTGCAGCCCTGGTAAATAAATTTGATGAAATTAGCCATGTGATAGTGGAAGATATTTTATTTGTCGAAGACACAACCAGCGTCAAGAAAAAGCAAGGTCGAACAATATTTGCTCAGGTAAGCCAGGTGCCTGATAAGTGGAATGACATCGTTTATCAGCTCACGGGTAGGCACTTTGATTTTATGATGGAGATCTATAAAATAAATATCTACAACATGAGCCGGGAACAGGTATATGCCCTTATATACCATGAGTTGAGGCACATTGACCGGGACGGCAGCATCATAGGACACGATATCGAGGACTGGACCAACATGATTGAAAAGCTTGGAGTAGATTGGAATACCACGAGGAACGGTATTCCTAACATTCTGGATCCGGATATTGATTGGTATAGTATTACCGGGCCGGCCACGCTGTTTCCGAGTGAATCCACTTTGAAGCTGGTGAAATAGATGCGTCATGAATTTTTTATGCCGATGCGGATCCCAACTGTTACCGCCCAGGAACACCAGGTTAATTGTCAGGGTGATAAACCGGTATTCTATGACCCGCCAGAACTAAAGGCTGCCAGGGCAAAATTAACGGCCCACTTGGCCGGACATGTTCCAGAGAAGAAATATACCAAAGCAGTCCGGTGCGTAACAAAGTGGTGCTTCCCAATCACTGGCAATCATTACGATGGGGAGTACAAGGCCACTAAACCGGATACCCATAATTTGAATAAAATGCTTTATGACATCATGGAGGATTTAGGATATTGGACTAATGACGCGATAGTGGCCAGTGAAATTATTGAAAAGTTTTATAGTAAGATTCCTGGAATCTATATCGCAATTGAGGAGGTATGAGTTTTGAACATAAATTTGCCCGAGGTAGATTGGACCAAGCAGTCGAACTGGACCATAGAGAGCCAGCTGGATAAAATCCGTGAGGAATTTAACGAAGTAATTGATGCCGTACGCCAGGGCAACCCAGTCGAGATCATCCGGGAAAGCCTGGACGGAATGCAGACCTTCAAAACCTTAATTGAGATGGTCCTGGCAGAGTGGAACGTAAACGGCAAGGTTATGAGTTTTGAAAGATTCCAGGTAGAGCATGCCGAGAAGCTGCAGCGGAAGGGGTATCTGAAGGAGGGTTATGATGATAAACAAAGATAAAATAAAATACTTAAAACGGTTTATGATTCTTGACCATGAGATCGATCGCAAGGTGAAAGAAGTAGTTCATTGGCGCGAGATGCTGGGTAAGGTTACAGCTGTATATACCCCTGAGCCAAAAGGAGGCGGGAGTATATACAGTAAAACGGAGGATATAGTTGCTAAGATTGTGGATCTTGAGCAGGAAATAAATAATGATGTAGATAAGTTGATTGGCATACGGCAGGAAATAAGCCCTATAATTGAAGCCGTAGATGATGACCGGGAAAGGCTATTGCTGCAGTACAGATATCTTGACGGCAGGACTTTTGAGTGGATAGCTGCAGGTATGAACTATAGCTGGAGGTGGGTTCATAAGCTACACAATAAAGCACTGAATTCAATTGTTTTAAAGGAGGACATATTAGTTCACATTAAATCTGTGCTATAGTTATACTGCGAAACAAAATAAAGTTGAGCCGGGTTATTTGCCCGGCTCTTGTATATTTATTTTAAACTTAATCGTTCTTTTAAGGCGTCTTGTAAAATTTTAGATAAACTTATCCCGGCTTCTGAGGCTTTGATGTCAAGCCAACTGGGAATACTTACGGTACGACGTATGGCGCGGTTATCCCGTATATCAGCACGAACAAGATTTACAAATTGATTTTCCAAAATATTTATTTTTTTAATTTGACTGGGAATTGGAATGTTTTCTTTTTCGTCTAATAGATATTCAATCCATTGAGTTAAAGCGTTTTGGGCCATATCGATGGCATTGGTTAAAGATTTGCCCTCACTAATACAACCAGGCAGATCTGGAAAAGTAATCGTATAACTATTATCGGTGTTTAATTCAAAGATAGCTGGAAAAATATATTCCATGCGAGCAACTCCTTTCAATTTATTTTATATATTTATATTATATTTATATTCTATGGAGCGGGGTCTATTTCAACCCCGCGTCCTTTAGAATTTGTCTAGCTGTATTCTCGTTGATTTCTTTGTGCTTTGGGACTTGTACCGCTCTTTTGTTTGGGGCTTTATAAATTGCATGGTCTCCGTTGTCTCTAGCTTTACGGTAGTTATTGGATTCAAGTTGTTTTATCAAGTCCCGTCGTTTCAAGTATGTGACCTCCTTTCTATATTTATATTATATTACGTAATTTACGTAATATCAATAAGCTTTATTTAATTTACGTAAAATATTTTATCAGCCTGGCAGCAGCCGGGCTTTTGTTTTGGGGTGATACAACATTGCACAAGATTGGGCCAAATCTTTTTATAAATCATCAGCCTGGCTGAAGTGCCGGGCAAGCTATATATCAAAACGATTAGCGATAGACGGTGGGCTATGCGAGGAGTGTGGTGAGGAACTAGGCTATATCGTACACCATACAATATTGCTGACACCAGAGAATATAAATGAGCCAGACATAAGTTTAAATCATGATTATTTAAAACTTGATTGCAAACGCTGCCACGACTATGAAGAAGCGCATTTCAAGCCAAAGAACAACAGTAAATATAGATTCGATGAAACAGGACAGCTGGTGCCGTACTGATAGCCCCCCCTGAAATAATGGGAGGGCTTTTCCTTTGGGACCGGGCAGGGTAGAGCGGAAGAACACACAGACGATTTTACAGCCCCCCCTCCCCCATAAAAGGTGTAAAAATTGCAGTTGTTTACGAGAAGGTGAAAACAGATGGAAAAAGCTAAGCGGATCAGGAAAGAAGAAAGCAGATTAAAAAAAATCTACAAAAATATAGAGGACCAAAAAAAGCAGACAGTCCAGGGCCTGATCCAACGAGCTGCTTTCATGCGAGTAACCTTGGAAGATTTTGAAACCGACCTGGATGAGACCGGTTTTGTTGAAATGTTCCAGCAGGGAATCAACCAAGATCCCTATGAGCGCAAGCGACCGGTGGCCGACTTGTATAATACCATGAACACCAGCTATCAAAAAATAATCAAGCAGCTTACTGACCTGCTACCGAAGGATCAGCTTAAGCCCGAAGATGACGGCTTTGATGATTTTGTAGGTGGACGGGAAGATGATTAAATATCCTCTGGCTTACAATCCTATCCTAGAATACTGGGGACAGATAGAGAGCGGCAAAGAAATAGTCGGTGAGAAAGTCAGAAAGACATATCAGAAGGTTGTTTACGATCTGACCGACAACAGCAGCGAGTATTACTACAGTCCCAAACGGGCCAATCACGCCCTTGAATTTGCCGAGAATTATTGCAAGCACTCCAAGGGCAAAGAGGGTGGCAAGCCCGTAAGATTAGAGCTTTGGGAGAAAGCCCACCTGGCCACAGTATTTGGCTTTATCGATATCGAGGGCCGGCGGAAATACCGGGAAAGCCTGCTGATAGTCGGTAAGAAAAACGGAAAATCATTGCTGGCGTCAATTGTCGGGTTATACCTCCTAGTGGGTGATAACGAACCTGGGCCGGAAATTTATGCCGTTGCGACTAAGCGCGATCAATCTAAGATCATCTGGGGCGAGGCAAAACGCATGTCTCGAAAATCGCCGGCTTTGCGCAAAAGAATTAAGGCTCTGGTGGCTGAGCTAGTCAGCGATTTTAACGATGGCGTATTTAAGCCCCTGGCTAGTGACAGTGATACCTTGGATGGCCTGAATGTTCACGGTGGTTTGATGGATGAGATTCACCAGTGGAAGAATGGCAAGGCCCTATACGATATTATTGCTGACGGAACTAGCGCACGAGAGCAGCCCCTGATCTATATTACTTCAACGGCCGGCACGATCCGGGAAGACATATACGATCAGAAGTATGAAGAAGCCGAACGGGTGATCAACGGCTACTTTGATGAGAACGGCTATAAAGACGATCACTTTATTGCCTTTATCTATGAACTGGACAATCGAAAAGAGTGGATTGATCCGGCCTGTTGGAAGAAAGCCAACCCGGGATTGGGAACTATCAAAAGTTTAGAGCAGCTGGCGGCCAAAGTAAAAAAAGCCCAAGCTAATCCGGCTCTGGTCAAAAATCTGGTTTGCAAAGAATTTAATATACGTGAAACCAGCTCCGAAGCCTGGCTGACCTTTGAGGAACTCAATAATACCGATAAATTTACCCTTGATTTTGATCGTCGGCTTTTGATTTGGAAACACCATAACTTAGACACCGGGTTAACTGAAATAAAAGAATTGCCTTTGCCTCGGTACGGAATCGGCGGAGCGGATTTGTCCAGTACCACTGACCTAACGGCGGCAAAGGTTATTTTTATGGTCCCGGATTGCCCATACATTTTTGTTTTGCAAATGTACTGGATAGCAGAAGATCTGGTGGAACAGCGGGTCAGAGAGGATAAAATTCCTTATGATATCTGGATTGAACAGGAACTTGTCCGGACCTGTCCAGGCAATAAAGTACATGCCAAATACGTCACCGAATGGTTTAAGGAAGTCCAGAATGGCCTTGATATTTATATTCCCTGGGTCGGTTATGATAGCTGGTCAGCTACCTACTGGGTGGAAGAAATGCGGGGAGAATTCGGCAAAGAAAGCATGGTCCCGGTTATTCAGGGTAAGAAAACGCTGTCCAGCCCTATGCAGCAGCTGGGCGCTGATCTGGGCAGTAAATTGGTAATCTACAACAACAACCCGATTGATAAGTGGTGTCTGGCCAATACCGCGAAGGAAGAGGATAAAAATAGCAATATTCAGCCGGTCAAAACGTCAAAACGAACCAAGCGAATTGATGGAACCGCAGCCCTGCTTGATGCTTACGTGGTGCTGCAAGACCGGCTGTCTGAGTATCAAAGCATGATTTAAGGGAGGTGATTTACATAGGGATTTTCAACCGAATGCGCAACAAGGAGCCTACACAGCAGCAGCAGCAGACTAAATTCCAAATGGTGACCGAGCGTGGAAACGGTTTCTATGCCTGGAACGGCAAAATTTATCAGTCGGACATCGTCCGGGCGGCCATGAGGCCTAAGACGAAAGCGATTGGCAAGTTGGTAGCTAAACATGTAAGGCAAACGATTCAGAAGGACGGCACCCGGAAGTTGGAGATTAACCCAGAGGTATATATCCGGTTTTTGCTGGAAGAGCCGAACCCCTACATGACCGGGCAAAAGCTACAGGAAAAGTTGGCTTGCCAGTTGGCTCTGAATAATAACGCTTTTGCCCTGATTATCCGGGATGATGCAGGCTTCCCGGCGGAAATTTATCCGATCCCGGCGCTATCTGCGGAGGCGGTCTATGACAAGCAGTATCGGCTTTACCTGAAATTCGTTTTTGCCAATGGCAAGATGTATACGTTCCCTTACTCTGACATTATCCATTTACGCCAGGACTTCAACGAAAACGATATCTTCGGTGAGTCTATAGCGCCGGCGCTGGCTCCACTGATGGAAATAGTGTCCACAACCGATCAAGGAATTGTCAAAGCCATTAGGAACGGCAGCATTATCAGATGGCTGCTGAAATTTACATCAACCATGCGCCCCGAGGACTTGAAAGCACGGTCGGATGAATTTGCCGCCAATTTCCTCAGTATGGAAAGTTCCGGGACCGGTGTGGCGGCTACCGATGCCAAGGCCGAGGCTATCCAGATCGATCCAAAGGACTATGTACCGAACGCTACTCAGATGGACAAGACCACCCAACGGATTTATGCGCTGTTTAATATCAATACCAAAATAGTACAATCGGAATACGATGAAAACGGGTGGAACGCCTACTATGAGGCAGAGATTGAGCCGGTTGTGATTGAACTGGCCAACGAGTACACCCGGAAAATCTTTAATCGCCGGGAACGCGGATTTGGAAACCGAATAATCTTTGAAGCTGCCAACCTGGCCACGGCAAGCATGCAGACAAAGTTAAACTTGGCACAGATGGTTGACCGGGGAGCTCTGACGCCAAATGAATGGCGCGAAGTGTTTAATCTGGCGCCGGTTGACGGCGGGGACGAGCCTATTAGGCGGCTTGATACAGCCGTGGTAAAAGGAGGAGGTGAAAAGGCTTGAGGATTCATATTAAAGGAGTCATAATTCCCAATGATTATAAATGGATTTATGACTGGTGCGAAATGGATTCCATTTGCCCGAGAGAAGTTTTAGATCTGATTGATCAGGCAAAGGGCGAAAAGCTTGATGTTTATATTAATTCGGGCGGCGGTGATGTATTCGCGGGAAACGAAATCTACTCGGCGTTACGTGAATATACGGGCGAGGTAAATATTCACATTGTAGGTTGCGCCGGATCGGCCGCAAGCGTTATAGCCTGCGCGGGATACAGTGACATAACCCCAACCGGAATGTTTATGTATCACAATGTTTCAGGTGGTGCCCAAGGTGATTACCACGTAATGGATAAATCAAGCGAAATTTTAAAAACTGCCAACAAGGCTATTTCCACGGCATATCAAATAAAAACTGGGAAAACGGAAAAAGAGCTATTGGAATCTATGGACAAAGAGACCTGGATAACGGCACAGGAGGCGGTTGAACAGGGATTTGTTGATAAAATAGCCGAAAACCAGAATTTAAAACTCGTGGCGTTCTCTGGAACCAACATGATCCCACAGCAGGTAATAGATAAGATTCGAAATATGGTAAAAGATCCACCTGGTAAGAATCCGCTTGAAAACGAAGCGGATTCTTTAGCGCTTGAAATGGAAAATTTCGAAATGTTAATACTGAAAGGAGAAATGGCAAATGACTAAAGCAGAATTCCTGGCAAAAAGAAAGACCCTGTTGAGTGAGGCTGAAGCTCTGTATGGTGCTGGCAAGAGGGTCGAACTCAAGGCAAAAAATGAAGAAATTAAAGCCTTAGATGCTCAGTATGAAGAGGATTGTAAAGAGTTGGCTAATCTTAACGCACTGCGGGACCGGGTAGCGGTCACCTCTCTGGAAAGTAGATCTGTCAGCATCGAAGGGAGAGCGGTTGAGACAATGAATCTTAATGCGATGCCAAAGGATGATATGTACGGCAGTATTGAATATCGAGTCGCGTTTGCGAATTTCATCGCCACGGGCAAAGCGATTCCGGCCAAATTTACTAATATTGATGAAAGTACCACGACTGGTGATGTCGCCAGTGTTATTCCGACTACGATTGTTCCCCGCCTGATTGAGACTATGGAAAAAATTGGAATGATTTACCCTCTGTTGACTCAAACCACCTATAAAACAGGAGTTAATATTCCAACCTCGAGTGTAAAACCTGTAGCTACACGTGTAGCAGAGGGTGCGGGGTCTGACCGACAGAAAAAGACCACTAGCTATATCTCTTTCTCAAAATTTAAGCTCCGCTGTGAAATATCCTGGAGTATGGAAGTCAACGAAATGTCTCTGCCGCTTTTTGAAGCCGCCTTTGTCCGTCAGGTTTCCGATGCCATGGTGAAGAAAATCGAGAGTGAGGTTATTTCTACGGCTGATGGCACCACAAGCTGCAAGGGCATTCTGGCCGAAACGCCGAAGACCGGCCAGGCCCTTACCTCCAATGCTCTTTCCTGGGAGCTGCTTACTAATGCTGAGGCGGCTCTGCCGGAAGAATACGAGGGTGGCGCCGTTTGGTGCATGACAAAGAAGACCTTCATGGCCTTCATTGGTATGGTAGACGACCAAGGGCAGCCCATAGCGCGTATTAATTACGGGCTAAGCGGGAAGCCGGAACGGACCCTACTTGGGCGCACCGTGGTGTTGTGTGGAAGCTATCTCGATAGCTTTAGCGCCTCTCTAACGACCGGTAAAATCTTTGCATTCCTGTTCAATTTTGCTGACTATGTCCACAACACCGTATACGACATGGGCATTCAACGCAAACAGGACTGGGACACTGAGGACATGTTAACCAAGGCTGTAATGTCAGATGATGGCAAAGTTGTAGATAAGGGATCACTTGTCACTATCGCAAAATCGGCAGCATAACGCCGGCTAATAAGAGTGGTGATTACTAATGCTGGAGGCGGTAAAACAAAATCTACGAATATCGGGTAATGCACTAGATGATGACCTGCAAGGCGATATAGACGCCGCTTTAGCCGACCTTGAGAGGGTTGGGATTGATGTAACGGATCAGTCTCAACCCCTTTTGATTAAGGCGGTAAAGCTTTATTGCCGGTGGCAACAGGATTACATGGGAAAGGCTGACCAATACGGTAAGGCCTATACTGGCCTGATGCAGTCTTTAGCAGTGGCAGGTGATTACATTGCAGAGTAGCAAAATTAGTTTAATATCCATCACCTACACCGAGGACGAAGTCGGCAATCAGATCCCGGTCGAAACGGCAACTAAGGTATGGGCCGAGATTACGGGTGTCCGGCAGTCGGAATTTTATAACGCAGCAGTGACCGGATTAAAACCGGAATTGACTTTCATTATTTGGGCCAATGAATATGCCTCTCAAACCAAAATCGAAAGTGACGGCAGGAAATACAAAGTGATTCGCACCTATGTCAATCCGGCCAAGAGTGAAATGGTTGAGCTAATTTGCGAAAGGGTGATTGCCGATGGCTAATATTAATATCGACCAATTGGCCGGGGAGATAGCTAGGGGACTATCGGAATACTCTCATGATGTGGTGGAAAAAGTCAATGCCAGCAGTGATAAAGTGGGAAAGGCGGCAGTCAAGCGGTTGAAGCAGACCTCACCTAAGAAAAGCGGCGATTACGCAAAATCATGGACCATTAAAACCGAGCCGGAGATCGGGCAACCCCACAAACGAATAATCCATAACAAAGCGCCGGAGTATCGGAAAGCCCATCTCCTGGAGTACGGCCATGCAAAAAAAGGCGGGGGCCGGGTCGAGGGCAAGCCCCATATCCGGCCAGCCGAGGAACAAGTAATCAGGGACTTTACGGCTGAGGTAGAGGAGGCGATCAGGAATGGATGAGAATAGTTTAAAGACGTTGTTAAAAACAACCGGGCTACCGGTTGCTTATCATCATTTCAAGAATTCTCCGGAGCAGCCTCCACCGAAACCGCCATACATTGTTTATTTGTTCAGTCACAGTTCCAATTTCGGGGCTGACAACCAGGTATACAGCCAGGTCGATAACGACCAGGTGGAACTATATACAGCTAAAAAAGATCAGGCCAGTGAAAAACTGATCGAGGATCTGTTCGACGCCAATGATATCTATTGGGAAAAAACGGAGACGTACATTGAATCTGAGGGCCTGTACCAGGTCCTTTATGAAATTTAAGGAGGATAAAAATGGATAACAAAGTAAAATACGGGTTAAAAAATACGTACTATGCAGTTGTGACCGAGGCTAACGGCGTAGTGTCGTACGGTACGCCCAAGCCCGTACCTGGGTCTGTTAACCTGACTTTAAGTGCAGCCGGCGAAAACGTAACCTTTTATGCCGATGATCAGGTCTATTATGAAGAAAACGTTAACAATGGTTATGATGGGAGCCTAGAAATGGCCTTGGTTTCGGATGATTTTCGAGTGGATGTACTTGGGGAAATCATAGACGAAAATGGAGCAATTGGAGAAAATGCCAATGCTACTATTAAGAAATTCGCGCTCATGTTCGAATTTGATGGAGACCAGAAAAAGACCAGGCATGTCCTGTACAGCGTCCTACCGACTAGGCCGAACATTGATGGGTCGACCAAAACTAATACCAAGGAACCAAAGACCGAAACAATGAATATAGCCGTCAAGCCGGCGTTTGACACTTCAGATGTAAAATGGAGGGTCCTGCAGGGTGATGCCGGCTATGATACTTTTTTCTCGGCGGTCTATCTAAAGAATGCTCCGACAAATACGGTCGCTGCGTCTACCGGGACCTTCAGTAAGGCGTCTCCGACCGATTTGTCCATCAATGTGACCTCTACTGATGCGACCAATTCGGCCAAGAATGTACTCATGGACGGTCTGCCGATCGGCGGCATCCACCTTACCGCTACCGGGGTGGATGTGACCATTGCCGATGATTACCTGGCTACGCTGGTTAATGGTACGCATGTTATCACGATCGAATTTGTGAAAGGTAATGCTGTAACCGTGACACTGACCGTGACGGCGTAGGAGGCTTTATGGAAAAATTATTAAATATAGACGGGCGCCAGGTGAAATTCAAAAGCACCGGCGCATTTTTGTTGCGGTATAAAGCCCAGTTCGGCCGGGACGCGCTGCAGGATATATTTAAGTTGCAGAGCGCTATCGATGCTGATGGGCAGATCAAAGATGTTAGCGCGCTGGATCTGGAGACAATATATGATCTGGTGTGGACTCTGGCAAAGACCGCAGATCCATCTATCCCGCCGCCGCTGGAATGGCTGGACGGTTTTTCCGAATTCCCGCTGAACGAGATAGTTCCGAAAGTTACGGATATGGTCTTTTCTAGCATGGGTTCTACCGTTGAATCTAAAAAAAAATAGTTGACGGAGACGATGAAGCCCCTTTTGAGCTTACCACAGAATTGGTATTATTAAGGGCTATTGAAAGGGGTTTGACTTTGTCTGATTTTGAGCACCTCACGTTAGGAATGATTACTGGTTTTATTACTACTTACAATAATGAGCATTTAAAAGATGATGAAAAAAAGGATTCTATCAGATCAGCCATACAGCCAGATTTTGATAACTTCTAGGGGGGTGTTAGGTTTTGGCAGGCACTATAAAGGGCATAACGATTGAAATAGCGGGCAATACTCAGCCCCTGAATAAGTCTCTGGAGGGCGTCAATACAAAAACCAAAGACCTGCAGTCTGAATTAAAGCAAGTAGAAAGGTTGCTAAAATTAGATCCTGGTAATACTGAACTTCTGGCCCAGAAACAAAAGCTACTTGCGGAAGCAGTAGAAAACAGCAGTGAAAAGCTTGAAACTCTAAAAAAAGCCCAGCAGCAGGTCCAGGAACAGTTCAACCGTGGAGAAATAGGAGAGGAACAATATCGAGCCTTTCAACGTGAAGTAGTGAAGGCAGAACAGGAATTAAAGAGCTTTAATGATCAGTTAGAGAAAACGGGAAAATCGGCTAATGACTTAGGAGATAAGCTGAACACTACGGGCGAAAAAATGAAGGATGTCGGAGAAAAAATGTCTGTGGGTATCACAGCTCCTATTGTTGCAGCTGGGGGACTAATGCTAAAAGGTGCGGTTGATGCTGAGGTTGCTCAAGGTAAATTACAGGCATCACTTGGTCTTACGGCTGATCAAGCGGCTGATCTTGAAGCAGTGGCTCAGGCTGTTTGGGTTAATGGATTTGGTGAAAATATTGAAGAAGTAAATCAGGCAATAATGAATGTCCGTCAAAACATGGGGGATTTAGCTGAAGACGATATGCAAAAGGCAACTGAAGGGGCTATGACCATTGCTGATGTATTTGACCAGGATGTCAAAGAGGTAGCAGCAGCAGCGGGTGTAGCTATGAAAAACTTTGGTATATCAAGCCAGGATGCCCTTGATATTATCACTTATGGTTTTCAACATGGTGGGGATTATTCAGGAGAATTACTAGATACGATACGGGAATACTCTCCTCAGTTTGCCAGTTTAGGGTTATCTGCTGATCAAGCTATGGCTATGCTGATTAAGGGAGCCGAGGCTGGATCATGGAACCTTGATAAAGTCGGCGATAGTATGAAAGAGTTTAATATTCGTGCTCAAGATGGCAGTAAAACTACTGCTGATGGGTTTGCGGCTATTGGGTTAAATGCCCAAGAGATGGGGGCAGCGATCGCATCTGGAGGGGATGAAGCACAAAAGGCTTTTGTTGCAACGATTACAGCGTTGGCATCCATGAAAGACCCCGTAGCTCAGAATCAGGCAGGTGTCGCTTTATTCGGGACTCAATGGGAAGACGTACGGTCTAAAGTCATTACCGCTATGGCTGACGGTGTAACTGGTATTGATAATTTTAAAGGCTCAACTGAAGCCGCCTCGAAAGCAGCATCAGAAAATAATCCAGGGTTAGCTTTAACTAAATCAATGCGGGAATTACAATTAGCTATTGGCCCAGCGCTTTTACCTATTGCTGACATAATAAATACTACTGTTGCACCGGCAATTAAATCTTTAGCGGATTGGTTTGTCAATCTATCAACAGGTGGGCAGACAGCTGTGTTAGTTATAGCTGGAATCGCTGCTGCGATCGGGCCATTATTGGTAGTAGTGGGTAGCGCAATGGGCCTGTTTGCGTCTCTATCTACTATAGCAGCCGGTATGGGGTTAACTTTAACAGGATTATTATTACCGATAGCTGCAGTTGTTGCAGCAATAGCAGCCGCAATCGCCATCGGTGTGCTGCTTTATAAAAACTGGGATGAAATAAAAGCCAAAGCTGTTGAGGTATGGGATGGAATTAAAGGCTATCTAACACAAACCTGGGATAGTATTAAGCAAACCGCTTCTGAGGTCTGGAATGGGATAAAAGACTTTTTCAAACAGTGGGGCGATGAGATACTTTTGCTGGCGATCGGTCCTGCTGGCTGGGCCGTTCTGCTCGGGAAAAAAATCGCGGAGAACTGGGACGAAATTAAAAAGACCGCTATAAATATTTGGAATGATATAAAAACTGGTATCAGTAATATTTGGAGCAGTATAACAAGTGGCGTTAGTTCATCTGTAGGTAATGTAACCAGCGCGGTTAGGAACGGGCTTGAAAACGCATGGGACTATATAAAATCTATTCCCAGTCAGGCTTTACAGTGGGGAAAAGACATAATTCAGGGTTTGATCAACGGTATAAAATCTCTTCGGCTTCCAAGAATAAATGCAGATTTGGGCATTAGTTATAAGACTATTGCCGGAGCGAATATCCCAGTTCCATACGCGGATCTAAGTTGGTATGCAAAAGGCGGCATCTTTGACCAGCCCGCTATAATTGGTGTCGGCGAGGCAGGGAACGAGGCAGTAATACCTCTGGACAGATTGCCGGGGATGATATCTGACGCGCTCAAACAAGCGCTGGGCCAGGATTTTGCCACAGCTGGAGGTGTAGCAGTAACCGGAAATACTTTCTATGTCCGAAATGATCAGGACATAAAACTTGTTGCCCAGGAATTGTACAACTTGCAGCAATCTACGGCACGGGGAAAGGGGCTGCGATAATGGGAATAAAATTCAATGGTGTACATTGCAGCTCCTTTGGACTAGAAGCCAAAATTACGCGCCCTCTGCTCCCCGAAAATAACGACACGTATACTGATGTACCTGGCCGCGCCGGTAGTGTCCTTTTCCCAGGGAAACCGCAGGATAGAAACATACAGGTGGATTTTGGATTCATGCCCGGCAGCCGAGTAGAATTCCGGGATAGGATTTGGGAAATATCAGCCTGGCTTTATACAGCGGATCGCAAACCGCTGATTTTCGATGATGAACTGAATAAGGCTTACAGGGCTAAAGTTGAAGGGCAGATTGATCTTGAACAGGCCTACTTATTAGGTCAATTTTCCGTAACCTTCCGGAGTGATCCATTCGCTTACGGGACCGAAATTACTCGTAATTTTGACGGAAATACGGTGACCGTAAATAACAATGGTTCTTATGAGACGTGTCCGGCCTTTGATGTAACCTTTACAGCCGTTGCCACCGAATGGAAAGTCACCTTAGGTACTAAATATATTAGGGTAGTCCATGACTTTGCTATAGCTGACACTTTGCATATTGATGCCGGTACCGGTGCTATTCTACTCAACGGCAGCCGAGCTATGAACAAATTAGACTGGCAATACAGCCAATTTTTCAACCTGGCTGTAGGCGAAAATTCTCTTAGTATCACGCCTGTTGGCGTCTGCACGGCAACGGTCAAATACACTCCGAGGTGGTTATAATGCTATACATTTTCGATCAAACAGAAAAGCTGATAACAACACTGCCGGAGGGCAGCTTTTCTAATCCCGTTCACAGAGAAGTTCTGAACGGCGAGAATAGTTTCCAGTTCACGATCCCCGCAGGCAGTGAATATGTAGTCGAGGGTAACCTGGTAGGCTTTCGCGACTTGGACGGATACTGGCAAATATTTGAAATAAAGCGTTTGGTTGATGCCCATGGGGACAGCTTGACTAGAACGGCCTACTGCGAGCATATCTTGTATGAGCTCCTGGATGATATCGTGACGGACAAGCGCCCCAGCGCTGACGCCACCGCTGCTCTTGCGGGGATGCTGGAGAATACTCGCTGGCAGGTTGGCATAGTTGACGATTTAGGCGCGTCCAGCACGAACGCATACTATGAGGCTGCTTTAAGTGGTATCCAGAAAGTAGCTGATGCCTGGCATGGGGAGCTGCGCTGGCGGATCATTATATCCAATAGCCAGATCACCGAACGTCGAGTAGATCTATTGGCAATGCGCGGTAGCGACACCGGCAAGCAGTTTGTCTACAGCAAAGACACTCTCAGCATTGAACGCGAAGAAGATATAAGTGGTGTTTATACTGCCATGTATGGGCGCGGGAAGGGTGTAGAAACTGATTCAGGGGAAGGATATGGCCGCAGACTGACGTTTGAAGAAGTTGAATGGTCTACACTCACCGATCCAACCGACAAGCCGGCAGGACAGGAGTGGGTGGGAGATCCGGAGGCCCTCGCACAATGGGGAAGGCCTGGCGGCCGGCATCGGTATGGGGTATATACCAATGAAGATCAGACAGATCCTGCTGCTTTACTGCAGGAGACTTGGGATGCGCTGCAGACAGCGAAAATTCCCCGTGTAACATATAGCCTAGACGTAATCAGCTTGGAGCAACTGACGGGTTATGAACACGAGGCTGTTCGCCTGGGTGATCTTGTCCGCGTGATCGATCGGGAGTTCAGGCCCGAATTGGTCGTATCAGCCCGGATAATTGAATTGGAAAGAGATTTGTTGGCTCCCGAGAATACAAAAGTTACCTTAGGCAGCTTTGCACCGTCCATCGTGGAAACAACTATAGATACCCAGCGGCAAATAACCGAGGCGAAAAACAAGCCGTACAATACTAAATGGCTGGATGGGAAAATTAGCGTGCTGCAGAACGAGATCGAAAATATATCGTCTTATGTCTTTCAGACTGCTGCTGACGGAATTCTGATCATGGACGCGCCGGACTTTGCCACGGCCTCCAAAGCCATGAAGTTAGGCGGTGGGATCTTCGCCTTGGCAAACAGTAAAACCGGTGATCAATGGAATTGGCGAACATTTGGTAATGGTTCTGGCTTTACTGCTGACGAAATAACTACGGGTTTACTTAACGCTAGTCTAGTACAAATAGGTTCTGGCACAGTTTTTGAGGACGGTTATGATCCAACATTATTAGAACTAAACGGGCTTACAGTAGGTATGGGAGCAGACGAAAATTGCACTGCCTTATTCCATTTTGATGGGTCTTTAAACAGTCACAAGGGATTGACTCCGACATTTACACGTAATTCTGTTGCCTATCTGCAAGGCGGTACGCAAGTGGTTACTGGTGAACCAAGGTTCGAAGACGCGAAGTTTGGCAAAGGAATACTGCTAGAAGAAGGCACAACCAATCTGTTAACTGCTAATCAAAGCAGCGTAGAAACGGATTTAACAGGGTTTTCCAATAATTATGTTACATTATCCAGGGATAATGCACATGTTTATTCTGGTTCCTATTCCCTTAAGGCTATTTGGGATGGTATGCTTATAGACTCGTATTTTTTTGTTTACTCATTTACCCTTAGCCCTAATACAGTTTATACTTGGCAAGCAAAAATATATGCAGAATCTGACGTATATTTATCCATGGGTAATATGTGTTTGCAAGAATGGAGTGGCGGTTGGCGTAGTATTGCTCCTGCTGGAGCAGGATTACTTAAAATTACCGGAGGCACATGGATTAAGATAGGCGGCACAGGAACTACTAACTCAGATTGGGTAAGTGGTGCAAATTCTGCTCTTGTTTTAAGACCTCCCACGGATTCTTCTGGTAATAAAGTTACTACGCCCATATGGATAGATGAAATACAGATTGAGCAAAAAGCTTATGCAACCTCTTGGCAAATAGGGGGAACGACGAGAAATTCCGAAGTATTAACCATTCCAACTGCGGGGGTGTTTAATAAAGGCAATTGGACGGTAGAGATGGTGTATACACCAATAGATGCTTTTGTATCCTCTTACCCATATTTATGGGGAATAGATATAGATGCTAATAATAGATACGCATTATATGTTCATGCTGGGTTAGTTTATTTAGCGGTTAGAAGTGGAGGTACTTATTATACAATTTCTAGCGGAAGTATATCTGTTGGCGTTACCTCTCATATTACTGCCTCTGGAGATGGTTCTCATATAAGACTCATTCAAGATGGTGTACAAATTGGTTCTGATACTGTGTATGTAGAACCGGTTGGAGCTCTTCCTACAAACATGTATATAGGAGCATATCCAACAGCTCAATCTAATCAAGCCAACGGTATTATAGATGAGTTGCGTATTGACAAAATAGCCCGAACTACCGAAGAAATCAAATCTTGGCATCAGGCGAATGCACCGTTCTATAGCTCTGAGGATGTTGCTCAGCTCCCTGGATACCTACGCGCTGAAACGGACGGATTTAAGGTTTATGACGCTGCTGGAGCCTTACGAGTGCTGATGGGCAGTTGGCTAAATAACACGGTCAGAGAATATGGATTAAAGGTTATCGGCGGGAAGATATATTCAAGTAGCATAAAGACTGGTTTAGAAAATGATACAGAGAACTACATTAAAATTGAAGATGTCGGCGATAAAGGGACGATTGATTTTGTTGGTTTAAATGGGGCGTCTTTATTACAATTGAAAGTAACTGACAATTATGCGCCTTTTAATTTCTATAATATCAGCGGTACAAATACAGCGAGGATTTACGTGAGTCCGACCGGAGATTATCTTAGCATTGCATCTTTGACCAATGGAGTAGATATAGGTGGAGGAGGAGCTTCTCTTGAACTTGGTGATATTTACGACACTGGGAGCGTTGGAATAGGATTTGAAGGCCAAATTAAGACCGATATCATGCCGAACACAACAAACACCTATAAAATAGGCAATTCAACGCGCAAATGGTCACTTGTACGAGCAACTACGATTACATCCGGCGATCTTGCTTTTGAAGAAGAATCCTGTGCTATTTGTGGAGAAAGATTCGTGGATGGCGATATTGTGGTACTTTTAGTCAAAACCGTAGATGAAATGCTAGGGACTTTGACAATTCCCGTGCATGATAGATGCAAAGCTATAGCAAAAACTTTTACTATGGAAGTTCCTGCTACCATAACAAAATACCAGGTAAATGACCAAGGAGAGGTTGAGCCATACCTGGATTTTGATTTCGAAGATATTGATGAAAAGATAATAGTATTGCAGCCGAATTATGACTTTAACAAGGATGCCGGGGAGTTCTTCCGGAAGGATACCGAGGAAAATCGGGCAATATTCAGCGAGGAAGAGATAAAGAACGGGGTTAAGGTTACTAAAAAAAATGCGCTTTGTACCACCATGGTTCGAAAAAAGCGCATGAAATACCGAACAATTGAATTTACAACAGGTATTTAGCCGCCATGTAGGGCGGTATTTTTTATGGGGAGGAGTTGGGATTGAACTTTGAAGAACGTACCGAAGTCAGACTGAATGATCATGCCGATCGCCTGCGACAGCTGGAGACTAGTGACGCCCGGCAGACAGTCTTAATTGAAGAGCTATGCAAAAAACTGGACAGCCTTACTAACTGGATTAAAGCTCTTGTCGTAACAATCATATCCGCGCTCCTGGCTACAGGAGTTGGGTTTATTATCTGGTATATCCAGAGTCTGCCGAGGTGATTTTATGTATGGAACGCTTTCAGACATCGCCATAGCCTTTATTGGAGTGGCAATTCTGGCGGTAGTAGTGGACCGTATGACCTTGTTTTTGCAGGCCGTTATGAAACGCGTGCCTTTTCTGCCCGATGAATTTGAGGATTACCTGACCTATATTATCCTTGTTGGAATGGCCTCTGCTATATGCTGGCAGGGGCATTTTGACTTATTCAGCAAACTTAACTGGACCTGGCATTACAATTGGGAAGGCTACCTTGCAACCGGGGCCATGGCCGCCTGTGGAACAACTCTATTAATCAAGGAATTTAAGGTCATGGGATTTATGCCATCAATTATATCGGGCGTAAGCTCGATGTTTGGCTTGGGCAGCAGTGCAACAACCGACTTAACAACCACTGACGCATCAACAACGATAACGACCTCGGCGCAGCCGGAGTCAAACCAAAAAGGAGAGTGA